CATGGACGCCGGGGAGCTGGATCAGGATGAGGCCGTGGGGGCGCTGGCGGAGGCGCTGGGCGTGGCCCGGGATATCGCGGAGGCCCTGCTGGAGGAGGCTGACCAGCGTACCAGCGCCAACCGTCAAGCATCCCGCTCGCTGGCCCGTGCCCGCAACCGGTTGGAGGCCGTGAAGTAATGGGCAAGCTCCTGTTCGGGCGCAACGAGGATTCCCTGCACCGCACCCAGCAGCGGCGCATCGGCAGTCACCGCCGGAAGATGCGTGAGGTACTGCGCAAGGGGCTGGAGGACGCGTACGAGGCGGCGGCGCGGAGCGTGGAGAATGACGGGGATGCAGGGGCCGCGGGGCGCCGGGCGCTGGAGGTGTTGGAACGGGAGGCGCGGGACCCGGTGCTGGCGGAGTACGAGAGCACGGTCAGGGAGGCGTCGGACCGGCTGGCCAAGGCAGCGCGGCGCCGCCGGCAAGGCAAGTCCTACCGCGGTTGGGGCCGGCACAGGAAGGATGAGGCCAGTGCGGTGGAGCGTGCGATCGATACGTGGCTCGCCACCCATGCGGCGGAGCGGATCACCAACATCGAGGACACCACGCGGGGGCAAGTGCGCCGCATCGTGTCCCGGGCACGCCGAGACGGGGAGGGGGTGCAGGATATCGCCAAGCGTGTCCGCGACGTCGGCCCGCAGTTCTCCCGCTACCGCTCCCAGATGATCGCGCGCACGGAGACCCTTGCCGGGTGGATGGGCGGGGAAGCCGCCACCGCCAAGCAGATGGTCCCGGACATGGGCAAGGAGTGGATCAATGGGGGCGATGATCGGGTACGCGGGGACCCGGGCGGGCGCTGGGCGGACGCGGATTACAGCCACTATCATATCCACGGGCAGGTCGTGGGCATGGATGAACGCTTCGACGTGGACGGGGAGCTCCTGGACCACCCCGGCGACCCGGGCGGCAGCGCGGCGAACGTGATTAACTGCCGTTGCGTGTTAGGGTATGTGGAGCAGGATTAACGGACCGTGTGTTTACAACTCCCCGTTCATGCAGTAGTTTGGCGGTGGTATTCTAGGGGGCCTGAACTATGGGCACGAAGAATCAAGACGATTGGATGGCGCAGTGCGTGCCGGAGAAGATCGGCGAGGGGTACGATTACGACCAAGCGGTAGCGGTGTGCCTGTCCATGTACGAGGAGAACCAGGGCGGGGAAGGCAGCGGCGACCAGCCCCAGCCCGGCGACAGCAACCCGGACGGGCGCCAGCCCCCGGGAACCATCAGTACGCTTCAGGATAGCAAGGGGGCCACGGTGCGGGCTTTCTCACACAGCAAGGGCGGCCAGCAAGGGCGCACAAAGGACGCCAGCGGGGAGCGCAAGCTTGTGGATTTTCCGCTGGACGTGAAGCAGGCCAAGGCCAACGATAGCGGCGACGTGGAGTTCGAGGGCTACGCCAGCGTCTTCGGCGTGGTGGACTCCGACCTAGATGTAATCGCTCCGGGCGCGTTCAGCGAATCGCTGAAGCAGTGGCGGGAGGCCGGGCGCATGCCCCCGCTGCTGTGGCAGCATGATTGGGCGAACCCGATTGGGCGGTACGATGAGATCCGGGAAGACGAACAGGGCCTGTACGTCCGCGGGCGCTTGTTCGTTGGCGATATCCCCGCGGCCCGCCAAGCGGCCCGCCTGATCCAGGAACGCGCTATCGACGGCCTGTCCATCGGCTTCATGCCGCAGCCTCCGGTCACCATGGACGAGTACACCCTGGTCCGCACGTTCTTCAAACTGGATCTCCTGGAGGTATCGGTCGTCACATTTCCGGCGCTGGAAGTGGCCCGGATCGATGCCGCCCGGGAGGCCAGCAAGCAGGCCGGCAACAAGCAGGCCGAGCAGGCCGGGGAGGGCGGCAACGACGCCGCGATCCAAGCCGGCGACATCCCGCGACTGGAGACCTTGGCGGAGGCCGAGGCCCTGCTCCGGCGTGCGGGGTTCAGCAAAAACGCGGCCACGCGCTACGTATCCGGGCTCCGGAACCTAGTGGCCGCGGAAGACAGTAGCTCCCGGGGTGAGCCCGGGGAGGAAGGTAACGGCGAGGAGTTGGCCAAGCAGCTCCACGCCATTGCAAGCAAGCTCACCACGGGAGGAAATAACCATGAGCACGCATGATGTGAAGCAGGCGGTCGACGAGATGGGCCGCGCCTTTGAGCAGTTCAAGAGCTACCACGACGAGGCCCTTGGGCAGAAGGCGGATCAGTCGCACGTGGACGCGCTGGTGAAGGAGGCGCAGGAGAAGGCCAACGCTGCGGTTAGCGACCTGTCCGAGAAGCTGGACAGCAAGGCCGGCGAGCTGGCGGCCCTTCGCGCTGCGGTGCAGCGGGGCGTCGGGCAGGCCGGTTCGGACATGGGTCTGGACCCGGAAGCCAAGGCGCGGAAGTTCGAGGGCATCACCGGGCAGGAGGAAGGCGCCCTAACCCCGGACGCCGTCACTGATTACGCCAAGGCGTTCAGCGGCTACCTCCGCCGCGGCGAGGCCATGCCGGCCGAAGTGGCCAAGGCCATGCAGGTCGGCCGGGACCCGGAAGGTGGCTTCTGGGTGGAGCCGGACACGGACGGGCGGATCGTCAGCAAGATCTACGAGACGTCTGCCGTGCGCCAGGTGGCCAACGTCACCACCATTGGCACCGACGCGCTGGAAGGCCCGCTGGACCTAGATGAGCCGGACTCCGGCTGGGTCGGCGAGACGGAGGACCGCCCGGATACCCGCAGCCCGCAGGTTGGTAAGTGGCGCATCCCGGTTCATGAGCAGTACGCCCAGCCGCGGATCAGCCAAAAGATGCTCGATGACGCCATGGTGGACGTCGAGCAGTGGCTGGAGGACAAGGTCGCGCGCAAGCTGGCCCGCGGGGAGAACCAGGCGTTTGTCAAGGGCAACGGCAGCAACAAGCCGCGCGGGTTCCTGTCCTATGACCTCGGCGACCCCGATGGCACCAACTGGGAGCGCATCCCGTACGTGGAGACGGGCGCGGACGGTGCGTTCAGCACCTCCAACGGCAGCGGTGGCGACGTGCTGATCGACGCCATCTATGGCCTCAAGGAGGAGTACCGTACCAACGCCACGTGGGCCATGAACCGCAGCGTGGAGGCGGAGGTGCGCAAGCTGAAGGACGGTCAAGGGAACTACCTCTGGCAGCCGGACTTCAGCCAGCGCAACGGCAGGGCTATCCTCGGAGCGAACATCATTAACTTCGAGGACATGCCGGGCATTGCCTCCGACTCGCTGTCCATTGCCGTGGCGGACTGGGAGGAGGCGTACCAGATCGTGGACCGGGTGGGTATCCGGGTGCTCCGCGATCCGTACACCGGCAAGCCCTTCGTGAAGTTCTACACCACCAAGCGCGTCGGCGGTGGTGTGGTGAACTTCGAGGCCATCAAGCTCGTCAAGTTCGCTGCTTAAAGCGGCGTCGGTACTGGCCCGGGGCACGTGCCCCGGGCTGCCTAACAAGAGGGCAAGGTTATGACTCAGCGGGATATCCACACCAACATCGATAGCGCACTGGCCATCAAGCCGGACCAGTACGCCAGCGGGGAAACCAACAGCGAGGGCGCTGTGGACCTGCAGGGGTACGGCTCCGCCGCGATCCGCGTCGTGGTGGGCGCTGTGGACACGGCAGGCGTCACCATTAAGGTCCAGGAGCGGGACAGCGAGTCCGATGACTGGGCCGACGCGGACGACGATCACCTGCAGGGCAGCAACGCCCGGGAGCTGGAGAGTGACGACGCGGAGAGCGTGGTCGAGATGGGGTACACCGGCTACAAGCGGTATATCCGCGTGCTCGCGGATGCCAGCACCGGCGACGCCCACCTTGCCGCCGTGGTTGAGCGCGGGCACCCGGGCGTGCGTGTAAGCAAGGAGGACTAATCCATGCCCAAGGTCCGCTTCAAGCGTAACTTCAAGTACGCGCTGGACGGCGTGGACGTGGTGACTTACCCGGCCAACACCGCCCGGGACGTGCCGGACGCGGTTGCCCGCTCCGCCGTGCGTCAAGGCGCGGCGGAGATGGTGCAGGAGGGTGCCGCCACCGCCAAGGGCGGGGCATCCAAGGGCACCGCCACCAACCGTTCCACCGGTGCCCAAACCAAGGCCAATCAGGGCGCCAGCGGCGGAGGTCGCAAGGTAGAGGAACAGGGAGGGACGTAAGTGTCCATCCTGCAGCCAAGGGGCCATGAGCTGGTCGAGGGCGGGAACCTCGACCAGCTCGACCAGTACAAGCAGGAGGCCGCGGCGTGGGCGGTGGCGCCGGAGGACGATCCGGCGCTGCCCGGCATGCTGCGGCTCGCTGCGGGGGTGGTGGAGCAGCGCACGGGCCGGGGGCTGGTGCCCCGGGAGGTGTGCTGGCTGTACGACGCCCACGAACCCCGCCCCGGGGCGGGCACGTCCTGGCAGACAGCGCCGTTGCACCCGCTGAACTACTGGGAGCCGGGCGGGGAGTTACGGGTGCCGTGGCCCGCCGTGAGCGAGGTGGTGCAGGTGGAGGTACGCACGGGGCCGGATACGTACGACGCTGTGCCGGGCGAGCACTACGTTGTGCGCATTGATGGTCCGCGCCGCCCGGCCCGGGTGGTGGCGCCGCCTACGGTGCCGTGGCTGCCGCCGTATGAGGCGGAAGGTGCATACCGCGTGACGGCCAAGCACGGCCCGCAGGAGGGGGAAGACCTACCCGCGGACCTCAAGGGCGCCATGTTCCAGCTCCTGTCCTACCTCTACGAGCACCGGGGCTGCGACGCTCACGATGCGTGGAGGCGTAGCGGGGCCGCCGCCATTGCCCCGCGCGCCGCGCGTAGCGTCACCGGGAGGGCTGGGTAATGCCCTGTGACGTAGGCCCCGGGGATCTACGCTGGCGGGCCACCTGTAAGCGCCGTCAGCAGGTGGCGGACGGCACCTCCTGGAAGTGGGAGGTGTCGGAACTGCCGCCCGTGCCAGCCCTGTTCCGCAGCGTTAGGCCGGAGCCCGTGGCCGGGCGGGACCGGGAGCACGAGCACCGGGTGGCGGAGCTGGTGGTGCGCCATGGCACGGACATGCAGTTCGACGATATGGTGGCCATTGACGGGCAGGAGCGGGACTACCGGGTCATCGGTGTGGAGCACCCGTACCGGGGCCGCTACCGCCGTTGGATGCGCGTCCACCTCGCGTGGCCGCGTACGAACGAGGAGTAGCCATGGGTCGCCGGCACAACAGCACCAAGCAGCTTCTGCAGGCGTTCAAGGATGGGGCACAAAAGAACGTGTCGGAAGCGGCCCGGGTCCTGCAGGGGGAGGTACGGAAGAAGCTCCGCGGGCCGCGTAGCGGGCGCACGTACCCGGTGCCGGATACCCAGCAGACCTATACCGCTTCCGCCCCCGGCGAGCCCCCGGCACGGCGCACCGGGGAACTCGCAAGGAGCTACCAGACGCACGAACCGATGAGTGGCACGCCGGAGGCGTACGTGGGCACGGACTCCCCGTACGCGCTACCGCTGGAGAAGGGGACGCGGCGAATGGCCGCGCGTCCGCACTTCCGCCCCGCGGCGAAGGAGAACCTGCAGCGGTTGCACCGGATCATGACCCGCAAGGTGGAACCATGACGGAGCCGGAGGACATCGAGGAGACCCTAATCGCAGCCCTGCGGGAGGACGCGGCCCTGCGGGAGCTACTGGCCCCGTCGCCCCTGCACAACGATGCTACGCCCGGGGTATGGGAGGCGTGGGCGCCGGAACAGCAGGCGGAACCATACCTGACGTTGGTAGGGGACTACGCCCCGGCGGAGACCCCGTGGGCGCTGCGTACGGGCACGGTGGACGTGCATATCTGGGACCGCGGCCCGGGGTACAGCAACGCCCGCAAGATCCGCGACGCAGTGTTGCAGGCGCTGGATCGCAGGACGTTCGGCAGCCAGCGCACCGGGTACAGCATACGGGTATTCGCGGGCGCGGACGCCCCCGTTAGCGAAGACCAACCGGGTCAGGTACACTGGCTCCAAGCGTTGGATGTAAGGTACTGGCGGCAGGCCGATTTGGAGGCAATGAGCAATGGGTAACAACGCAAAAACAGGGTCGCTCCGTAAGGAGTCGCTGCGGAACTTGCTGGTGGACGCCGGGGCCGTGTACCTGAATTACGGCGAGGAGGATGAGCGGCTGCTGGGGGCCACCCAAGGCGGCGCGTCCTTCAACGTGGAGCAGGAGGTCCGGGAGATCGAGGTGGACGGTGCCCGCGGCCCAATCAAAGGCGGTCGGCGCGTGGTGGAGGAGCATGCGCGGATCACCGTGAACCTGATGGAAATGACGCCGGAGAACCTGGAGATTGCCCTGTTCGGCGCCGAGGCCGCGGACAACGGCAGTGATGGGGGCAAGAAGGTCACGCGCAGTATCAGCACCCCGGGGGACAGCGCATACTTTAAGAACATCGCCCTTGTTGGGGATATCGCGGGCAGCAGCGAGCCCGCAATCTTCCTAATCAAGAACGCCATGGCGGATGGCAACTTCGAGCTGACCACCGAGGACCAGGACGAGGCGGCGGTGGAGGTGCAGTTCACCGCGCACTTTGACCCGGAGGCGCTGCACGAATCCCCCTGGGAGATCCGCATGCCGGCGCTCACGGAGGATGACGGCAGCGACAACGGCGGGGAGGACTAATGGCACGCGCTACCATCCGGGACCTCAATGCAGGGGACGTTATCGACCTTGCCGATATCCTCGCGGAGTGCTGGGATCACCTCGACTTTTCGCTGGTGCAGCAAGCCCAGCAACAGTCCACTGCGGGCGATGCGTCCCTGCGAATGCAAGTCGGCCAACATATCGTCGGCGTAGCGCTCAAGCACGCACGGGAGCCGCTGGTGTGCCTTGTGGCGTCCCTGTACGAGGAGGACGTGGAGGCCCTGCGGAAGCGGCCCCCGACCGCGATCCTGGACGCGCTGGAGGCCGTGCTGGATTCCCAGGAGGGGCGGGATTTTTTCGAGAAGGGGCGGTCGCTGCTGGGGACCGCGGGGCGTACCTAGATTTCGTTGCTCGCCGTTACGGATGGGGACCCGCGGAGCTTGCCCGGGTGCCCATCCGGCATTGGTGCCCCATGCGGGAAAGTGGCCGCCGTGCTGAGGTGGAAGAGTGGAAAGAGGTACGTCGCGGGCACGTTCTTACAGCCTACCTCCTGGGCGCCTTCCCGAAGATGCAGTGGAGCAAGGCGCTGGAAAAGACCGGGCTAGGGGTAGGTGGCAGCGGTAAGCAGCAGGCCCCCAGCAAGCGCCAGGCCCGCCGCAGTAAAGAGGACATATTAGCCCGGGCGGATCGGATCAGGAGGGCGGACCTTGGCATTTGAGCTCTTTAACGTCGTTGGCCGCCTAGCGCTGGACGGGCACGATGAGGTCGTATCGGGCCTCAATGAAATCGATCAGGGGGCGGAGCAAACCCAAAACGGGTTCGATCAGCTAGCGGACGGGATCGAATCCTCGGGCCAGCGTATATCCAGCGCTGGCGACACCCTTTCTAAAACTGTTACCGGGCCGCTGGCTGCTGTGGGGGCGGCGGCGACGGGCCTGGTGTCCAATTTTGCCGGTGCGGCGGATGAGGTCGAAAAGACCTCGCAGATGCTCGGCATATCCGGGGAACGATATCAGGAAATCGAGTACGCACTGGGGCAGATTGCCGGGATGGGTGCCCCGGAGGCGCAGCGTTCGCTTGAGCGACTGAACCAGACGGTTGCGGAGGCCCAGCAGGGCAGTGACAGCGCGACCCAAGCGCTGCAGGACTTGGGGTTCAGTCAGCAGGAGATTGCCGACGGCGCCATTGATACGGAGGAGGCGTTCAACCGGGCAATCCAACAGATCGAGAACGCTGGGTCGCAGTCTGAGGCCACTGGCGCCGCGATGGAGTTGTTCGGGCGCCGTACCGGGCGGCAACTAGCCCCGGCGCTGCGGGAATCGGAGCAAGCGTTTAACGACGTTGCGGAGTCAATTCCGCACGTGTTCACCGAAGAGCAGCGGGAAGCCGCCGCTGCGTTCAACGATCAGTGGGACGACACAACGCGCACCCTGCAAGGGGTGGGCTACGAGGTGGCGGAGGCCCTGCTCCCGATCATCGAGAGCTTCACCGAGTGGCTGGAGCAGGACGGGGCGGAGGCCCTGGAGCGCTTCGCGGACCGGATTATCGGGCTCGTGGAGGGTTTTAGGTCCCTTCCCGGCCCGGTGCAAAGCGCGGTCGTCAAATTTACCCTATTTGCCGGTGCCCTTGGCCCGGTCCTGTCCATTGTGGGCCGTGTGCTCGGCCCTGTGGGCCGTTTAGTGCGCCTGCTGGGCAACCTGCGGGGTGCTACAGTCGCCGCTACAGTGGCGAAAGCGGCCCTTGCTGCCCCGTTTGTGAAGTTCCTCGCCATCGGCGCAGCGGTGGCCGCGGCGGTTTATGGGGTTTATCGGGCGCTCCAGCAGATCAGCGCGGTCAGTGAAGCCGTGGGCAGTGCCATGACCGGGCTCGGGGAGCGGATCAGTGATACGGGCAGCGTGATCCGCTCCTGGGGCGGTACCGTGGGCAGCGTGTTTTCCGAAGCCGGTAGCGTGATCCAGGGCTGGGCGCAGAGCGCCATTAGTGCGGTCCAGGGCTGGGCGCAGAGCGCCATGAGCGCCGTTAGTGAGCTCGGGTTTGCTGGTGCCATCCGAGCCGCGTTTAGCGCCGCGCTGGACGCGAAGCGGGAGTGGGCACAGCAGGGCCTTGAGGTCATTACCGGGTGGGTAACGTCGGCACTGGAGGCCGTTGGTGCGTTCACCCTGGCGCGAGCTATCGGGAACGCCGTGAACCAGGCGCTCACGGTCCTGCGGGAGTGGGCCGGGAACGCGGCGGGTGTGATCGCTGATTGGGTTGGGCTGGTCCCGTCCATTATCGCTGGCGGGGCTTCCGCGGTCGGCGGGGCTATGCAGAATATGGTGTCCGGTGCCTGGGACGTCCTGCGGGGTTGGGCTGACAACGTGATGGAACTATTCCGCACGATGCCCCGGATGGTGGTCCAGGCGATCGGCAACATGGCCCAAGCGGTGGTCGAGCAGTTCATAAACATGGCCCGCGGTGCAATCAATGCCGTCCAGAATATGTTCTCCGCCATCGTGGGTAACAGTATCCTCCCGGAGCTCCGGGACCGGGCCGGGGAGGAGATGGCCGGGATGGCTGAGGACTCCATGGGCAGCGCGGCGGACATGGAGCGCGGCGTACAGGGCCACCTTGATGAGATTGACGGGCCGTCCGGGCGCAGCAACGGCGCCGGCCCGGGTGGTGGGCAAAACATCGATATGCGCCATGCCGTGATACGTGACGACCGCGACATGCTGGATCGCATGAGACGCCAAGGTGTTGATATATCGGGGGCTGCAGCATGACGAATAGCAACGGCTGCCCGGACCCGTGCCAGGGGCAATCAGCGGACCTGCAGACGGAAAACAATCCGGGCTTCGAGGTCCACGACGCAGACGGCAACCGGGTACTCGGCCCCTACGACTCCGAACAGGAAGCGCAGGATGAGCGGGGGCGTATCGAGATCAAGGCTCCGGGGGTGGATTACCGGATCACGCACCCGGATGAAGGCAATCTGACGCGGCGGTACGGCGACAGAAGCGTTCTTGAAACCTTCCTGGATGGGTACACCATCGGCGAGGCCCCGGGCAGCACGTCAAGTGAGCCCCTTTACGATATCCACGATCAGGAAGGTGATGCGGTCATGGGGCCGTACGAGTCCCAGGAGGAAGCACAGGATGAGCTTGACCGCATTGAAATAACCGAGGTCCCTGCAGCGGGAAGCTATCGCGTGAAGCACCCGAATGAGGGGCGCCTGGGGGAATTTAGCAGCGAATCCAAGGCGCAGGAATTCCTTGATGGGCTCACCGTCGAAGAAGTGGATCGTCACTTCATAAAGAATGACCGGGGCGAGTATATCGAGGGGCCGTTTGATACTGAGGAACAGGCCCAGGACGCCATCGACCAAGATTATTCGGACGGAATCAAGTCCATGGAGAAATGGGGTGGCGATGGCAAGACAGAGCCCTACGACCTCGATGAGCTTACCAAGGATCAGTTCGACGATAATTTCGCCAAGGATATGGCCGGGCTTAAAGATCAACCGAAGTTTGACCCGGATAAATCGGCGGAGGAACAGGAAGCGCGGTACTACGTAAAGGACGCCAGAAACGAGCGCGTGGCGGGGCCGTTTGATTCGGAGAAACCCGCGTACGAGGCACTGGAGCGGCGTGCTAGTTATTCTGTAGGGGCGGACGATGTTGAGCAGTTTTGGGCGGATTACTACAAGCAGGAGGGGGAGAAAGGACCGTTCGAGACGAAGCTAAAGGCCCTTCATGCGATCCGCGAGGAACGGGGGTTTTCCCTTCACGGCGTCGGCGCTGGGACCTGGGGCCTGGACACGAATTGGTACGTCTACGGCCCGGGGATCGGGAACGAGGGCCTGGGGCCGTTTGAGAACCAGCGGGCGGCACTGGAAAGCACCGTCACGGGTAACGGGTGGTCTGTTCGCCGGGAAAGTTTCCGCGGCCACTATGTGCGGGACCCACGGGGTGCCAAGGTCGCCGGATACTTTCGCGACCGTTTGGATGCGCTGAAAGCGGTGGAACGGAAGAGTCGGGATTACAGGGTGGAGAATCTAGACCCGGGGGCGGATCGGTTGCTGGCCAGTAGCGAGGGGGAGGCGGAAACCATTACCGTCCCTGAATTGCGGAGCCGGATGGATCAGCAAGCCCCGGAAATGGACACCGATGACTTCGACGTTAATGATTACGAGGACGCGCGGCGGCAGGAACAGCTAGATGAACTGGATGCTAAGGACCCGGACGAGGACGACCCGGACGAGGAGGACGCTACCGACCTGGAGGAAGTGAGCCGGGAAACGTCCACCGTCTACGTCACGGAGGACGGTGCGGAGGATTCCCCGCCCGAGGGTAGTGAGCCGTACCTGGAAGTGGAGCGCGTGGAAACCATCCTGATCCAGGACCCTTCCACCGGGCGGCGCTGGCGCATACACTTCAACCACGACGGGGGCACCGAATGAGCGTTTACGGGGAACTCCGCCAGACGGTCCGCGTTGCCGGGGAGGCAGTATGGGCGCATGACTGCGCCATACAGGAAGGTCTCCGGGAACTGACCCGTGTTTCCGTGGTGGTGGAGGACCCGGAGTGGGCGCCGCGCCCTGGCGATACGCTGCAGGTTGACCAGGAAGTGGACCTTCCCGGTGGTGGGGTGTGTACATACAGTGTCACGGCGGGGATAACCGATGTCACGGAGGCCCGCGGCAACGTACACACGTTCTATCGCGTGGAGGCCCGTGGGGAGGGGTACGTCACCCGGCACCGGCGCCTGCTCCGCACTTGGCGCAACAAGCCAGCGGAGCAAATAATCGAGGAAGCGTTTGCGGAGGCGGCGCCCGAGATGGATTTATCGGGGGTGGACGCTGGTGCGGGCACTGTGGGGGAGTACGACAGCCGCTATGACTCCCTCTACGACCTCATGGATACCCTGGCGGAGCGCTTCGGGTGGGCCTGGCGGGTACAGGATGGGGTACTGTACTGGCGAGACCCCAACACTCTCCCTGGGCCTGATCTCAATGCGTCGGACATTGAGCGCGGGACGCTGCAGGTGCAGCGCTCGCTTGACAGCGTGTTCAACGTTGCTCGGGTAGTAGGGTATGAGTACGAGCATGAATCCGTAACTAAGCGCGTGGAGCCCGGGGAGTGCCTGCGGGCTGTATCCATACCGGGGAAGCGTATCCTGTCCGATGAATGGGAGGTAGTGGGGCAGGCGCAGGTCACGGAGGGGCTGGAGGACTGGATCGGGTCTGTGGGGCGCGTAGGGGACGGCAGTAAGATGGAGCTGGACCCACCCCTGGGCAACCCGGATTGCAGTGGTGCAGAGGCTGTGCGTGCCCGTGTAGAGTGGGACGTACGGCGCCCTGTATGGGTGCGGGCACAACGTAAGGACAGTATCGCTGTCTACGGGCGCCGGGAGGCACCGCCCCTCTCTGATGACGGGAGCCGGTCAATCAGTAGCGCCCGGGATAAGCTGGAAGCGTACCTGAGAGAACATGCCTGGCCCCCGGTGAGCATACAGGCTGGTCTCGTGCGCCCGGACGTCCGTGCGGATCAGGTGGTGGCGGTAACGCTACAGGACCCGCCCGTGGAGCGGACGCTGATCGTAGAGCGCGTGCGGCGGACGGTATCCGGGAACGACCTGCAGGTGGAAGTGGAACTAGCCACCCCGGAGGAAAACGGGGGTAGTACCGCGGGGGCTGCAGCCAATAACAATGCAGGCGCGACCAGGGTGGCGCAGACAGACCCCAACCCGTTGCGGGAAGCAGTACGTCGGGTGGAGCACCTTGAGCGAGACGCTATGTCCTCGGGCACCTTGCGCGGTGCTAGTGCCCGCTCCCTGGGCGACCTGGAAGAGACGGAGGGTCATTACGGTCGCTGGGGCTGGGCTGGTGCCGTGGAGGCGGAGGGCGCCCCGGTGGCCGCGATTGCAGGTCGCTGGGGCTGGGCTGGTCGCTGGGAGCCCACTGTGGATTGGGCCACACCTGTGGTCTTCGGACGTTGGGGCGCCGGAAGCATTCAATACACGGACACGGCCCGCGCCGCGAACCGTGTTTGGGCGGCTTCCCGGACGCTGCGAACGGGGGCAATTAAACCGCGCGTACGTTGGGAGGGCGCCTGGGTACTGCCGGACGATGAGATGACGGATGAACCGCGGGGCTTGGTCGTTGGTGGCGAAATGGTCATGCCTGTTACACTTACACCAGACCCGGGAACCCTCGTCGTGGGGCAAGAATTTACAATGGGGAGCACGCAATGAAATCGGTGAGCTGGCAATCGGTCGGAAACGAAATCATGCCCAGCGGGCATGAAATGCTTGCCGCGCTCGTGGCGGGGGAGGAAACGGGGCTGCGGTTTGATCGTTTTCGGTTACTGGATGAAAATGAAACGGAAATCGAAACGACTGATGCCGTGTCGTTTGAATGGAGTACGCTGGAGGATATCGACGGGGCGATGGTACAGGGGTCCACAGTGGTTCCCGGTAGCAGCGTAACCAGCGACGTGCATTATATCGAGCTCCTCAATAACCTGGGGGACGCGGTTGCACGGGCGGAACTGGACGATCCGATCGAATCCGGGCAGGCGGTCCTGATTACCCGGATGGACTTCTTCGGCAACCCGGACAAGCTGCAGGATTACGACCCAAACAATAACGGGGACGATTAAGGGGCGCGGTTATGACCATTGGATCTTTCACCATTGGCGGCGCCAGTATTGGCGGCACAGCGGATGCACAGCCGCCTGACGTCAGCCCACTGGACCTAGCCCTCGCGCAGATTGTGGTTCGCGCGGAGAACGGCCCTGTGCTGGAACAGGCCGGGGTTAAGGTCTACCGCGCCACCGGGTACAAGACGGAGGAGCTGGACGACAAGCTGACGGACGAGGACCTCGCTTACCTGTGGACGGAGCGCGGGGAGTTCCTGGACCTGGCGGGGGCGTACAAGGATGAGCCGGATACGTTAGTCACCGACAATAAGGGCCGCGTCAAGTTTCGCGCCCCGGGCGGCGTGTACGATATCCGCTTCCAGCACGGTGATGACGTGGACTGGTGGCGGGGCTATCGCATGGGCTTGGCGGAGGCCCGGGACGTAGGTACACAGGATCAGGAGCTACCTAAAGCCGGGGAGGTGTTAGGGTTACTGCCCGGGGCACCGGATGCACAGGACAACGGGGCACCGAGCGCGGTGCTAGTGGTACAGGACGGGGAGGCCCGCTGGGCGACGCTGGATCAGCTCGCCGGGTGGCTGGACAACGGATAACGGGATCACCAAGAGGTAAAAGTCATGACGGAAGAGCGTTTTGCGCTGTACAACCAAGCGAAGGCAGAGCTGGGGGCGTCGGTAGACGAGGAAACAACTACCCTAGTCCTAACGGAACGGTCCAGTACCCTGGATGATGCCCTGGGGCACGTGGACAGCGAGGCCACACCACCGGTCGTGGTGGCGCTGGTGCTGGATGACGGCGAACACTGGGAGGCCGTGCGCGTCACGGGCTGGGACAGCGATAACGGTGAGGCGACGGTTGACCGCGGTGCATGGGACAGCGAGGCCCGTGCGTGGGACAGTGGTACGCCGGTTGAGCTCCGGGCGGTGGCAGCCGTGTACGAGCAGGCGTTTGACCGGATCGGGGACCTGGAGGGTAGCGTAGAGGCACTGGAGGGCAAGGATACCTTACTCGCTAGCAACAACCTTTCCGATTTGGATGACGCCGAGCAGGCCCGGCAGAACCTTGAGTTGGATGGGGCGCTCAAGGCGTCCAACAACCTCTCCGATTTGGCTGACGCTGAACAGGCCCGGCAGAACCTTGAGGTGGATGGGGCGCTCAAGGCGTCCAGCAACCTTTCCGATTTGGATGACGCCGAGCAGGCCCGACAGAACCTTGAGGTTTCTCACAAGGACCATGTTCTTCCTTTAGAACGCGGCGATCATATCGGTGAAAGCGCCATAGATTCGCAGCTCACGCGCCCCGAGGATGAAGATGGTGAACCACAGGGGGCTAGGGGCAAGGAATCTATCATCCTCGGCAACAGATCCTCCGTTCCTTCCGACGCAAACGGGGCCATTGTTATCGGCAACGATGTAAGAGTGGAAGGAGGCGAAGAGTCCGTTGTTATAGCTGGCAACCTGGATGAAGTGAGTGTAAAACCCGGGAAACAGTCCCTCGTTGTGAATTGTAGGGGGGACGTGGACACTTCCGAGTCCGTTGTTCTTTGCAGTTACGGCAAAGTTGACGGCGGAGGTTGGGGGGCGAACTTTTGCTTCCTTAATTGGGGCGAGGTGATTGGGCGCCAAAACATTAGCTTCGTTAATCAGGGGAAAGTAGACGGCCAAACCAATGTTTGCTTCTTTACTTGGGATGATGTCGAAGGGGACTACAATGTTGCACTTCATTGTTGGAGGGATGTCGTAGGGGTCTACAACGTTCTGGCTCAAACTTGGGATGATGTCGAAGGGGACTACAATGTTGCACTTCATAGTTGGAGGGATGTCGTAGGCAGCGACAATGTTGCAATCCAAAACCAGGGGGAGGTCCTGGGTGATTACAACATCGCTATTGGTGGCCAGGCGCTGGGTCCGGACAACGAGAAAGTAAACAACACCGTTTCCTTGGGGTCGAAGGGTACCAACCCCGCTAAAGCAAAGGGGGATGACGCGATCGCGATTGGAGGTGAAGCCGAAGCGGAGTCCAACTCCATCGCGATCGGTTCCGTTAGTTCGGCAAAAACCGGGACGAATCAAGTAGCGGGGTTCCCCTTGGCAGCGCACAAGGGGGACGAAGAAACTTTTTGGGACCGAAGTGGGCAGAAGGGTGTTCTGCGGGCGGTCAAGGACACTGTGGACGACGCTTCCGGGGCAAGCGTCGCCATCCCTGTGCCGGATGGGACAGTTCTGTTTGTAGACACTGTGAGCCTCGTGGTGCGGAGCACGGACAGCCCCGATGGGAACGTAAATGTTCACGTTCACGCTGATGGCACGGACCTCGTAAACGAGGACCGGGCTGCAGGGGACTGGAGCGAGTGGCACCGGCACCGTTGGGACGCTGACTCCCTGGACGGCATCCCGGGCGGCACGGACCTAGAAGTGGAAGTAGGTAGTACGGACAGCGGCTCCGCTGAAGTGGAAGTGATCCTGGAAGGTATCTTGGTCAACAAGTAAAGGAGCCGGGAATGTCTTCGTTAGTCCTGGACCCGCTGCAGCGGATAACGAGGTCCGAGTTCCACGGAGGAACAACGGCGGTGGTGGCCTTTTGTGAGCATACCTATGGTTCGAGCTACTATTGCGAAGAAGCCCATGGTTCGCTCCAGCCGGAGGACGTAGGAACGGGGCCGTATATGGTTGGCCCAAGGAAGGACGCAATTAGGACAATGCCTTGGTGGTTCGATGACGTACAAAGATGGAAATTCGTTTACGAAAGAATAGGCCTCAAGGGCGTAGCATTTGAGTTACCAGACAACTGGCCTCCTCCCAGTATAGTACCTGTGGGCGAAGAAGCACCAGAAGGTGTGACAGTTGTTCCTGTGTCATACCCCCTGTCCATCGACAAGTTGACGCAACCCGAGTTCCGCCCGGCGGTGGCAAATCGTTTCGCGCCGGGCGTGGATCCGAGGTTCTACATATTCGTCCGCGGCAGGGCGGACGCCGATGACCTCCACCCAAGATTTTCATGGTATCTGTCCCGGATCCGCGAATGGCGCGTCCCTTATCGCGTGATTGAGGTCACTCGTCCCGCGTGGGAGGACCAGCCGACGGGCCTAGGTGGGAGGCAATGGCTGCAGTGGCTGTACGCGCCATTCATGGGAGGATTCAATCTAGGGGCCGACGTGGCCTATGAGGATTGGACGCCATGACTCGCCCGGGAAGGAGTAACTGTGAACGATTCCCAGAACCTGCACTATTTTGAGCCGGGCGAGTTTCGCGAATGGTGGGGCCGGATGGACCCTCGCTTGCTGGTGTTACTGGATACCTTGCGCCATCGCTACAGTTACCCGATCGCCATCTCCCCGCACCCGCGGGCCATTGGCCGGGAGGACGGGGGTAGCTCCTGGCATGATTACAAGACGCACGGGCGCGTGTACGCGGTGGACGTGCTGCCGGCGGACAGCCAGCGGCGGGAGCGCATGCAGTGGTTAGTGGAGGAGGCCAAGCGGTTGGGTTTTACCGGCATTGGCGTCTACCCTAATTGGGACCCCCGCCCGGGCTTGCACGTGGATACCCGGACGGATCGGGAGCCGGGGGACCCGGCGACGTGGGGGTACGCAGACGGGGAGGCCGTGGCCCTGCCCGATGCCCTGGCAGCAATAGACGATTAACTGGACGTGGTACACTGGACACGGCCAAATTCTTGACCAAATGGGTGGAGGCGTGACGGACAATGACCGCCAAGCAAGCCGCTGGTTGCGTGCGCCAATGGGAGCAGAGGGCCTTGCATTCCTTGCAGGAATTGTATTGGCGACCAGCGGGGCGACTCTCGCTGTGGCTAATTGGGTCGATAATCGGGTTGACGCTCGGATTAACGCTGCACTTGCTGATGAGCTGACCGAGATGCAAATGACCCTGATCCGTATTGAGCACCGATTGGATGCGGTAGAGAAGGAACAGGAAGAATGACCGGTGATGCTAACGAGCATCCTGACCCGGAACGCTGGTGGCGTCACCGCCGCTGGATGGGCTGGTACGGGGTAGCAGGGGCCACGGGCAGCGTCATCGTGGGCGTGGTGGTCACGGTGCTGGTGGATGCCAAGACGGCCGAGGCCCTGCGCCCCTTGTTCTCCCTGTCCGTGTGGAGCCACCTAACACTCACCCTGCTCTACCAAGGCGGAGCGTCCCTGGTGGATGCCGTGGCGCGGCTGCGTCATGGCGGCAACGGTAACGACGCAGGAGGACCGCCTCGATGAGAGACTGGGTACGCGGTGCCGTGGGCGCCCTGTTGGCCGCGCTGGCTGGAGCGGCATGGTGGTTCCGCCGGCAAGCGCAGCGGCAGGAGGACCGGGCGGAGCAGGAGCAGGCCCGGGCGGACCGGGCCGAATCGGAACAGGAGGTGGCGCGCGATGCGCGGGACAAGCGGCAGGACGTGGAGCGCGCTGGTGCTGGTAGTGCTCGCCAGCGGCTGCGGGACGATTGGACAGCAGGAAACGGTGGTGACGGTGAGTGAATGCGCGTGGACCCAGCCGCTGATCCTGCAGCCCGGGGACGCGGACGCGGTTAGCGACCAGCTCGCCGTCCAGATCCTGCAGCATAACGAACTATGGGAGCGCCACTGCGGCGCACAGGGGGACAAGTGACCCCGGACCCCACCAACCCCACCACCTACCTACTGATCGGCGCCTGTGTGGCCGCTGTGGCGGCCCTGTGGCTACTGGCGGCCGTGGTGCGCGTGTTAGGCGCGCTGCGCAGGCGCTGGGAGCACCAAGCGCGGGAGGCGGCGGAGCAGGAGTTATCCCGCGCGGGCAGCCGCGCCTTGCGTTGGGCCGCTACAATTGAGGGCGGGGACCCGCTGGATTGGGCAGTGGATGCGGTGCTGGTGGACGCCAGCCAGGCCGTACGCACCCTGTCCCTGAGCCGCCAGGATGTGCGGCGCAGATTGGAGGCGAGAGATTATGTCCATCATTAAACCTCCTTATACGGACACGGATACGCAGGAGGACCGTAATCGGTTGCGGATCGCCTGGATCAAGGGATTTTTGTCCGGGGCGCTTACCTTCGCCGCGGTGGTCCTGGGGGCGTTCCTGGGCAGCATGGTGGCGCTGTTGACCGTTTAGGGGCGTACCCGGGGCCACCCTACCGGGGCCACCCCAAACGCCACGCACAGGGCCGCTACGGCGCCGTACGGGCGCGTAGGCCCCGGGGTTGCGCCCTGCCCGGGGCCGCGCTACGGTGGCCCCACCTACCCACCCGGGGCACACCGCCCCAACCCTAACCGCACCAACCGTGCCCAACCGCTGCCTAACCGTACCTGCGGTTAGAGCGGTTAGCCTGTAACTGCCTGCGTTGCCGGCGGTTTTTGGCTGGTATGGTTTTTGCTACGCGCGGGCGTACGTACGCGCGCGTACGTGGGGCGCACGTTTGCAAACCGGGGTGCGTAGTGCGGTTGGTGCGGTTAGGGTGTGGGTAAGTTACTGGTTGCGCGGGCAAAAGTGCCTAACCGTAGCCCTAACCGCACGGGGTGCGGTGCGGTTGGTGCGGTTAGGACCCGGGGTGCGCTTGCAATACGGGGTTGACCTTTCGCAGCAGTACCGCCCCCGCGTACACGCGCGCGTAGGCCCCGCCCCGCTGGCGTCCTGCCCGCCGCTGGCGTACACTGGGGGCCGGAACGGAGAAAGAGGCCAGCTATGCAGGATATGACGTTCAAAACCCCGCCGATGGAGCATCAGCTCCGGGCACTGGAGGTAAGCCGCGATGCCCCGGCGTTTGCGCTGGTCATGGAGCAGGGCACGGGGAAAACGAAAGTGACGATTGACACCGCGGCGTACCTGTACGCACGGGGGCGGATCAATGCCGTGCTGGTTCTGTGCCCGAGCGGCCTGCAGCGCAACTGGACCAGCAAGGAGCTCACCAAGCATCTACCGGACCACGTGCCGCGGCGCGCGTACGCGTGGACCCGGCCACCCAGTACCAAGCGGGAACAGCGGGGGCTTGAGCACCTGCTGGAGCCCGGGTGGGAGCTACGGGTGCTGGCCATGCACTATGAGGCCATCCTGACGGAGAAGGCCAAGGCGTACCTCCGCCGCTTTGTGCGCGGGCTACGGGTGATGATTGTGGCAGACGAGGGGCATTACCTGAAGAACCCGGATGCGAAGCGGACGCCGCTGGCGTGGAAGATTGCCAGCGCGTGCCCGTACCGCCGCATCCTCACCGGCACGCCGATTACGCAGGGGCCGCTCGATGTGTACGGGCAGTTCCGGTTCCTGGAGGGCCGGGAGCAGGGCAGTATTATCCCGGAGTCCCGGTTCACGACGTTCCGTGCCCAGTACGCGGACACGCGGAAAATTACGCTTGAGGGGCAGGGCAAGAACGGGCGGGATATAGAGTTCGAGATTGTGGAAAACTACAAGAATCTCAATGAGCTGGAGCGCGTGCTGGCCCCGTACTCCTTCCGCGTGCGTAAGCAGGATTGCTTGGACCTGCCGGACAAGGTGTACCGCACCCGGGACGTGGAGATGACGGGGCGGCAGCGGCGCCTGTATCAGGAGCTGCTGGACCAGGGGGCGGCGCTGCTGGACCCGAAGCCGGGGCAGGATCCGGAGGAGGCGCTGTGGCAGGCCCTGACGGACCCGGATACCCCGGCGGTGGTGGCGGAAAACGCCCTGTCCCTGCAGATGCGGCTCCAGCAGGTGCTCGGCGGGTACGTACAGCCGCAGGACGATGCGCCGCTGGAGCGCATCGAGGGGCCGAACCCGCGGATTGCTGCCCTGCTGGATGAGGTTGAAGCGTACCCGGTGAAGACCGTGGTGTGGTGCCGGTTCCGCCATGAGGTGGAAGCGGTGGCGCAGGCGTACCGCGACGCACAGGGCCGGCACAGCGACCACTACCCGGCGGTGTACCACGGGGAGGTGAGTGGCGACCAACGGTGGGACAACGTACAACGGTTCCAGGAGGACCCGGACTGCCGCCTGTTTGTGGCCACGCCGGACACCGGGGCGCGGGGTATTGATCTGTACGCTGCAGGCCATACGGTTTTCTATTCGTGCTCGCCCAACTACGAGCACCGCACGCAGGCGGAGGACCGGATGCACCGGCAAGGGTTCACCGGCGACGTGCCCCTGTACACCGACCTGCAGGTGCCGGATACGGTGGATGAGCGGGTGGTGGAGCTACTGCAGAACAAGGATAAACTCGCCACGGCCTTCCAGTGGGGTGCGGGGGTTGCGTAGGCCCCTCGCCCCGTGTAGGGTGGTAGCCACGCTAACAGAAAGCAGAAGGAGACAACGCGATGACGGTTTACGTAGCGCAGGAGGTCACGGACCGGAGCGGCAACCTTGTCCACGACTTGTCCCCGGCAACGCGATGGGGCGAGCTGGAGTTCCTGATGCCGAGCGGCCCGGTGGCCCTGAACCCCCAGCCGATGGTCATGGAGCTGCGGCATAAGCTGCGCAATTATAGCGACGAGGACCTGTTGCTGGCCATTGGCGACCCGGCGGTGATTGGTGCCGCGGTGGCTATTGCAGCGGAAATGAACCGAGGGCGCGTCCGTGTGCTGCGGTGGGATAAGCGCGCCGGGCCGGTGCGGGAGGAGTGGAACGCCCGGATGGGCCGGCACGTGGAGCGGCAGCGGGGCGATTACGTGGAGGTGCCGATGAACCTTCGCGGGCAGCAGGTGTGAAGCAATACTTTACGACTGAAAGGAGAAAGGGCCATGATTGATTTCGAGGGCGAAGCCCAACAGGGGCCAACCCAAGAGCAGCTCTCCCGCGTTGCTGCCCTGGCGGAGCAACAGGTGGATCTGGAGCAGCGAATCGAGGAGGTGGAGGCGGAGCTAAAGCGGCTAAAGGGGGAGCACCGCAAGGTTGCGGAGGACGCGCTGCCGGAGGCCCTGCAGGAAGCCGGGTTGTCGTCCGTCACGACGCAGGATGGCACGAAGGTCGAGGTGAAAGAGAAGCTCTATTGCAGCGTGCCCAAGGCCCGCAAGGAGTGGGTAAGGCAGTGGCTGGAGCAGCAAGGGCACGGCGCCCTCGTGCAGTACCGCGTCGTCGCGTCGCTGGGCAAGGGGGACCATGACCGGGCGTCAGAGCTGGTGCGCATGCTGCAGGAGCAGGGCGTACAGGCGGGGCAGGAGGCAGACTTCCATACCGGGCAGCTCAAGTCCCTGCTGTCGGAGCTGATCCAGGACGGCGAGGACGTGGACCTGTCGCAGTTCGGCGCCCACCTACGCCGCGCGGCCGAGGTAAACAGGTAGCGAGCACGGGTGTTGAGCGGGCCGCACCCTGTAAACGAGGCCCGTTGATCGCAACGCAACGAGGTGAAGCAATGAGCACGAAAAAGGGCCAACAAGTAGCCACCAAGGACACGGGCCAGGAGCTGGCCGTGACGGGTATGTTTGAGGCCGAGGAAGCGCAGGGGTTTGAGCACGCGGACCGGGACAGCTTTGCTATTCCGTTCCTGCAGCTCCTGCAGAAGATGAGCCCGCAGGTGGACGAGGGTGAGGACGGGTACGTGGAGGGCGCGCGGCCCGGCATGTACGTCAACACCGTCACGGAGGAGCTGTTCCAGGGGGACCCGGGCGTGCTGGTGGTGCCCTGCCACTACGAGCGCCGGTTCCTGGAGTGGGTGCCGCGTAGCGCGGGCGGTGGGTTCGTGGCGGACCACCCGCCGGAGCACGGGCTGAAGCTGATGCAGCAGACGACGCGGGATGAAAATAACCGGGACATCCTGCCGGAGTCCGGTAACGAGCTGCAGGATACCCGCCAGCACTACGTCCTCATCCTGCGCGAGGACGGGAACTGGGAACCTGCTATCGTCAGCATGACCCGAACCGCGCAAAAGGCGTCCAAGCGGTGGATGACGATGATGCAGAACATCAAGTGGCCCCGCAAGGGTGGCGGTTACTTCACCCCGCCTATGTTCTCCCACGTCTACCGCCTGGGGGTGCAGCGGCGCAGCAACGACCAGGGGACATGGTACGTGCCCAACCCCGGCAAGGAGCGTGCGCTCGGCGAGGGGGACGAGGAACTGTTCCACGCCGCCAAGGGCTTCCGAGACCAGATTGTGCAGGGGGAGGCGCGTGCCGCCTACGACTCTGTTGACACTGGTGGCGGGGAGGCCCAAGGCAATGCCACCCCGGGCGCCGGCCCGGACCCGGCAGATGGGGACGACGACATTCCGTTCTGATCCGCGCTTGCGGTAGGGTAAGGTAGCGACGGCCCCGGGGTACGCTCCGGGGCCTTGTTACCTACGGACAACGAACGGGGTGAGCATGCCGGACCAGAAAGACGAACTCATCAGTATAATCCACGAAGCATTCCGGGGGCGGGAGGACGTTTACGGGGTTTTCAACCTGTCCCAATCCCAAAACCCAACCACCGTAAAGGTGCAGGGCCGCGGCCAAACCATCAAGGGGCCGGTGACGGCGGACCTGTGGCGGCAGCACCTGCAGGGGGAGATCCAGCTCGGCATCGTGCCGATACGGCTGGACGGCACCTGTTGGTGGGGTGCCATTGATATCGACGTATACGACATGGACCTGTCGGCGCTGGAGCAACGGGTGCGGGAGCGCACCCTGCCGCTCACTGTGGCGCGCACCAAGAGCGGCGGCGCCCACCTGTACCTCCTGCTGTCCGAGCCCACCCCTGCGTCGCTGGTGCGCCGCAAGCTGGGGGACTGGGCTGTGAGCCTCGGCTACCCGGGCGTGGAGATATTCCCCAAGCAAGACCAGCTCGCCGGGGAGGATGACGTTGGCAACTGGCTTAACATGCCCTACTGCGGCGCCCTGCAGGATTGGGACGGGTGCCGGCGGTACGCGGTTGAGCAGGGGGAGCCGGTAGCGCCGGATGAGGTGCCCCTGGCGATCAACGCCCGGCGCATCGATGCGGCGACGCTGGAGGCGGTGGAGCCAGTAGGTGGGCCGGTAAGCGATGGGCCGCCGTGCCTGCAGTCCATGGCGTTGCACGGGGTGCCGGAAGGGGGCAGGAACGAAGCCCTGTTCAACTTCGCCGTCTACGCCAAGCTCGCGCACCCGGACACGTGGGAAGATAAGGTCAACGAGTACAACAGCCAGTTCATGACCCCGCCGCTGGGCTTCCAGGAGGCGGCGGATATCGTGAAGTCCCTGCGGCGCAAGGATTACGTGTTCCGCTGCGATACCGAACCGCTCAAGGGCTACTGCAACAAGGACGTCTGCAGGGGCCGCCCGTTCGGTATTGCCGCCAGCGCGGGCAAGAACGAGCCGGACGTGATCGTGGGGGACATAACCCAGCTCCGCACCGACCCGCCCGTGTGGTACGTGACGGTGAACGGGGTGCGGCTGCGGATGGCAACGGACGACCTGATGAATCAGTACCGGTTCGCCAAGCGGTGCGTTGAGGTGCTGTGCTACTTCCCGCAGCGGATCAAGGACAAGGACTGGCAGGGGTTCCTCAACGAGCGGCTGCAGGTGGCGGACGTGGTGGAGGCGCCGGAGGACAGTAGCGTGGTTGGGCAGTTCAGGATCCTGCTCGATGAGTTCGTGTCCCGTAACTGGCGGGCGCGGGATTGGGAGGACATCCTGCGGGGGATGCCGTACCATGCGGAGGACGGGTACGTGTATTTCCGCAGTGCTGATCTGCGCAACTACCTGCAGGCGGAAGGGTTCCGTGATTTGGGGGTTAAAGACCTGTGGGCGGAACTGCGGGATCAGGGGGCCGTGCATAAGCAGAAGAGCATCAAGGGGCGCAATACCAAGCTCTGGGCGCTGCCGCAGCCGGATGAGCAGGATGAGCCGTACACGACGCCCCGCACCGACCAACCGGACTTCTAGGAGAATGCAGAATGAGGAAGCGTGCCGTGTTTGGCGCCCCGGGCACCGGAAAAACGACGCGTCTGCTGACACTGGTAGGGCAGTGGGTGGAGCAGGGGGTGCCGCCCAAGGAGATCGCGTTCGTGGCGTTCACCCGGCAAGCGGCGTACGAGGCCCGGGCGCGGGCTATGACCATGCTGGGGCTGACGGAGGAGAAATCCCTGCCCTATTTCCGGACCCTGCACAGCATGGCGTACCGGGAGCTCGGCATGGATCGCTCGGAGGTGATGCAGCCGGCGGACTGGAAGGAGCTGTCCGCGCTGCTGAACCTGCCCCTGTCCGGCACCGATGACGCGGACCCGTGGGAAGGTCCGGGCGTGGTGCAGGGCGCTGCCCGGGCGGCCAAGGTGCGAGCCATCATGACGATTATCCACTACCACCGGGCCAAGGGCGTGAGCCTCGATTGGGCATGGCGCCAGCATGGGCAGGGGGTGGACTGGCATGAGCTGGAGCTGGTGGAGCGGACGATTCGCACCTACAAGCAGGACACCGGGAAGCATGACTTCGCCGATATGCTGGACCTCTACCACCGAGAGGGGCCGCCCCTGCCCGTGCGCTACGGGGTGGTGGACGAGGCGCAGGACCTGTCCCCGGTGCAGTGGTCCGTTGCCCGCCGCGCGCTGCGGGAGGCGGACGAGGTAGTGGTAGGTGGGGATGACGACCAATCTATCTACCAGTGGGCCGGGGCGGACGTGGAGGAGTTCCTGTACGAGGCCGGGGTGTCGCAGGTGGAGGTGCTGGAGCGAAGCCACCGGTTACCCCGGGCGGTGTACGACTTTGCGACCGATATCCTGCGCCGGGTACGCGGCCCCCGCCAGCCCAAGCATTGGGGGCCGGATGACCGCCCGGGGGCGGTTGAGTGGCTTGCGCGGCGGGATCAGCTCGACATGCGCGAGGGGGAGTGGCTGGTGCTGGGGCGCAACGGCTGGCACCTGCGAAACATCGTTAAGCAAGCGAGGCTTGAGGGCGTGCCGTACGTGGTGCAGGGGCGCCAAGGGTGCCGGCCCCACCATGTGCAGGCTATCGTGACTTGGGAACGGCTGCGGGCCGGCAAGCGCGTGCGGGCTGAGGACGCGCGGGCGGCGGCTGATTTCACCCCGGGCCTGCAGGTGCCGCAGGGCTGGGACAAGGATGAGCGGGTGAGGTGGCAGGACCTGCCCGCGGTGCCGGAGCCGCGGATATGGCACGAGGCCCTCGCCGCGTTGCCGGTAGACGACCGGGAGTATTACCGAGCCGTCCTGCAGCGCGGGGAGCGCCTGCAGGACCCGCCCCGGGTGCGCATTGACACCATCCACGGCAGCAAGGGCGCGGAGGCGGATAACGTAGCGTTGCTCACAGACATGACGCGACGTAGTTACCAGGGGTATCGGCTGGACCCGGATGCGGAGCACCGGGTGTACTACGTAGGGGCCACCCGGGCGCGGGAGCGGCTGGTGGTGCTGGCCCCCACTTGCCCGCGGCACTACGAAATCGGGTAACTTTTTCGCGCAAAGGGGTTACGACGACCGAAGGGGCGAGGTATAGTAGTAATCAACGTAAGGGGAAGAACACACAGAAAGGAGAACGGCCATGAACTACAACGACCTGCTCAACGATACCCACGGGCGCCGCCTTATTGAAGCTGTCGAGGAGATCAAGAGCGACCTGCGGGCCAATCCCAACGATGAGGACAAGAAGAACCTGCTGCTGGCCGCCAAACACGACCTGTACGACTACGCCGGGTTCTGGTACGAGTAAGAGAAACGGGGCGCCCCAAGGCGCCCCGGTCCACAGAAAGGAGAAAGCAGCCATGACGAGCAAGACGTACAGCAACAGGTCCAACGCCCGCCGCGCCGCCCGGCCCGGGTGGTGGCACCTGACGGCAACTTTACGCTGCTGCCTTTGGGTACGCGGTGGACATTTATCGCAAATATCGAGAACGTGGAGGAACCAACCATGTCGGAGAACGAAGAGCACGTCGAGCAGGAGCAGCAGGATCGCTACCCAGCCCGGTACCCGCAGGAAGGCACCAAGAAAGCTGGCATCTGGGCCGAGCTGGATCGGCTGGATTCCACCGGCGAGCTCGCGAACATGAAGCGGGGCGACATCGTGGAGCATCTTGTCAGCATGGGCTTCAACCGTGGCAGTGCCGGCAGCGACTACCAGGAGTGGCGCAAGTATTACGGGCGCACCAAGAAGCGGGACCAGAACACAATCCGTGAGACGGTGGAGCGCATCTGTCAGGAGGAGCTGGAGCTGCACGGGCCGGAGGATCTGCGGCGGAAACACGTAATCGCCCGCACCCGACAGCTCGGGATCACCGACGGGTCCGCGTCCGTCGCGTGGCAGAGCTGGAAGAAGGCCAACCTGGAGCCGCTGCTGGAGTCGCTGGGCACGGAAGACGAAGAGGGTTGACAACGGCCCCCGGGCCGCGTAGCGTAAAGGGTGCGGGGCTGGTGTAGGCCCCGCACCAACAGCACCAGAAAGGAGAAAGAGCCATGGGCTGGA